TGTCAAAGAGGCACTGATTTGTGGTCTTGGTGTTGTTGTTTCTGAGTCCGTTGCTGTAGAACTTGATGAGCAACCATTCATTAGAGTCATTCCAGAACGACTAATAAATAACGACAAGTACATTCGTAATGCTCTCAAAGATAACAGAGAAGCATCTAGAAAGTATAGAAAAGAGATTCGTGAGTACGGTATCCAAAAGTTTGGTCTTGAGAATATCCTTGCGAATGAATACATTCCTACTATTGAAAAACTTTTGGCATGAAGATCGCAATCATCGGACCAAACACACCCATCCCACCTAAGGCTTGGGGTGCTGTAGAGACTCTTATCTGGGACATGAAGTTGTCTCTGGAAGAGTTGGGTCATGATGTTCTCATCATCAACATCGGTGATCCTCAAGAGATCATTCGTCGTGTGAACGAGTACAGTCCAGACTTCGTTCACATCAACTACGATGATTGGGTCTTCTTGTATCCCTACATTCAATATCCTTGTGCCGTAACAACGCACTTTGCTTATATTGAAAGACCCGATATGATGAACGGGTACAGTCAGATCTTCAATGCCTTTGGTACTATCAAACCAAATGTGTTCTGTCTGTCTCAGAGCATCAAACAAGTCTATAACATCATGTCTGGTATCCCCAGTGAGAAGTTATATCTCAATAGGAATGGAGTAAACACAAAGGCATTTGAGTATACCGATAGTCCAGCACATCCAGATTCCAGCATCTATCTAGCAAAGATTGACTATCGGAAGAGACAGCATCTCTTCCAAGATATCAAGTCACTATACTTTGCTGGTAACATTGCTGACAATAGATTTGACCAGACCAAAAACTATCTGGGTGAGTGGACAAAGGAATATCTTTATGCTAATCTAACTAACTATGGTAACCTGGTGCTTCTTTCTGATGGAGAGGCACATTCTCTTGTTATCATGGAGGCTCTTGCTGCTGGTCTTGGTGTGGTGGTAAGTGAGTTTGCTACTGCTAACCTATGTCTTGCCAAAGAGTTTATCACTGTGATCCCAGAGAAAAGGATCAATGATACTGCTTACATTGAAGAGCAGATTATTAAGAACAGAGAATACTCTATCAATCACCGAGAAGAGATTAGAGAGTATGCCAAACAGTTTGACTGGACAGAAACCGTAAAGAATGTTTTTATTCCCAATGTTGAGAAAGTGATCGCAAATGGACAAAAATAAAGCAGCATACAAACTCCAGAATCTTCCACCACTTTATTACATCAACTTGGACGGTAAACCAGATCGTCGTGAGTTCATGGAGAAGCAGTTTGATTACTGGCAGATCAAGAACTACGAACGCATCTCTGCTTATGATGGAAGAGAGGATGATCTCAGTGACATTCTGAAGGGTAGATATCCAGACAACATGATGTCTGGTGAAGTGGGTTGTGTCACTTCTCACTTGAAGGCTATTAAGCATTGGTATGATACCAGTGATTCTCCAGTAGCAATGATTATGGAGGATGATTGTGTCCTTGATACTGTAAGGTATTGGGGATTCACCTGGGGTGAGTTCATGGCACATCTCCCATACGATTGGGACATGGTTCAACTTGCCATCATCAATCCTGGTGCCGTTCATATTCAACTGCACCAGAGGTTCTGTAATGACTTCTCCACTGCCTGCTACATTATTACCAGGCATCACGCAGAGAGACTGTTCCGATACCATCTTCGTGGTGACAAGTACAAACTGGATAATGGTGTCAAACCACGAGCAGTTGCCGATGACTTGCTCTACAACTCTGGTGTGACTTATTCCATTCCATTGTTCTTGTATCAGATTGATCTCGGGTCGGATATCCACACAGATCATGTTGACGTTTTCCACAAGTCAAGTTATAATGGTATCAAGAATTTCTGGGAGCAAGTGCCACCAGAGATTCAAAACGATTGGACTCGGATGTTCCAGTACAATCCCTTTTTACGGTTACCCCCCGAAGTCGCAGGGAAGTAACAGTATAAATAAAATCGTCGTTACATTGTAACGATTTACAACAGACCCAATGCCTCAACTACTCGCAACGGTTCTGTGATATAATAGTCCTACGGAGACGAGTCGAGTCTCCTGTCATCCGCAGGTTTTACTCTGCGAGAAAATAACGAGGTATTCAAATGATTAAATCCGCAATCGCAGCCCTGGCTGCTGCTCCCCTTTTCGCTGGTGCTGCCCTTGCAGGACCCTACGTTAACGTCGAAGCCAATGCTGGTTGGGCTGGCAACGACTACACTGGTGCTACGACCGAAACCCATCTGGGTTACGAAGGTGCCATCGGTGACGGTGATGCTTCCTGGTACATTCAAGGTGGTCCCGCATTCGTTTCTACCGATGCTGTAGGAACCGAGACCCGTTACAGTGGTAAGGTTGGTATGGGTGCTGCCCTGTCCAGCTCCGTCGGTGTCTATGGTGAACTGTCTGCTCTGACTGCTGACACCAAGTTCTCCACTTCCGATCTGAACGTCGGTGGTAAACTCGGCATCAAGTACTCCTTCTGAGTTTGATGTGCTAAACTTGGGGGGTCTTCGGACCCCTCTTTTTTTATGTGGAAAATCCTTAAGCACCCAGTCACACAGTTCAATCTAATCATAGTCGGATTCCTTATTGTTGTTCAAGGACTTCATACCTATGCCCACTACCAAATGGATAGGGATGTTGATTCATATGTCCATAACTTCTTAAGGAAAAATCCTGATTTCAAAACACGGTGATCTTGACAAAGTGTTACAATACGATATATAATACTGTAACACTTCTTTACAAAAGTCATGACTGTGACAACGAACGAACAAGGTCAAATGAACATGTGGGCAAAGGAGCCCGAGATGGTGTACCAGGAGTACAACCGCAAAGGACTTCTGACCCCTATGCAGACAACCGAAATGTACAATGGTCGTTGGGCAATGATGGGTATCGTAAGTGGCTTGCTTTCTTACGTGATTACTGGTAAACTGTTCTTCGGTGTTTTCTGATGACCGAAATCATCTTCACCACTACTAGCATCGCATTCTTTGTGTTGCTTGCTTACTCTGTACAACAACTCTCTGAAACTTATTAAAGTCATGGCAACTTATAATGTCACTCTTCAATCTCCCGATGGTACTGAAACCACTATCGAGTGTGCTGACGATCAATACATTCTTGAAGCAGCAGAAGAGCAAGGTGTTGACCTCCCTTCGTCGTGTAAAGCAGGTGCTTGCTCGGCTTGTGCAGGAAAACTCATCTCTGGCACCGTAGACAATGACGAGCAATCTTTCCTTGATGATGAGCAAATGGAAGATGGTTTTGTTCTTACCTGTGTGGCATATCCCACCAGTGACTGTGTGATCCTCACTGAGCAAGAAGAGAACCTGTGAGTGCTAACATGCTTGGGCAACTTGGAGTTGCCCTTCAAAATCTTGGATGGGATGCGAATGATGAAATTCGTGTGAAGATTGGTGGAGTTGCCAATAGTGGCATTCACCAGACTGAAGGTGCTAATCCCAAATGGGCAAAACCTTTCGGCACCGTCAGTTATCAGAACGATGCTTTCATCGTCATTGAAAATGTAACTAGGAACCCAGTTGTTCCTTCTGAACCTAACCCTGAACTGAAACAAAAACATCCATATAATGCTTAAGTATATTCTTGCCCGTCTTCGTTGGGGTTCTCTTTCCCCTGAACATAAAGAGAAACTGAAAACTCTTTCCCTGAAAGAAGTTTTTGACACACCGTACCTTATTAGGAAGTACTAAAATGAAAAAACTTTTTACTCCTGAGGCTGAGATCCTCAATGCACGTCTGGCAATGATCGGTTTCGTTGCTGGTGTCGGTGCTTACCTGACTACTGGACAACTTATTCCTGGCATTTGGTGATGACTTCTATTCCTGATTCTAAATTCGTAAACCGTGTTGACGGTGAGTTCCAAACCGTATCTGCCCATAAACTTTTTGAGGGTAAACGAGTAGTTGTATTTGGTCTGCCAGGTGCTTTTACTCCGACTTGTTCTGAGCAACAACTCCCTGGTTTTGATACCAAGTACAATGAATTTACTGCTGCTGGCATCGATGCTGTTTACTGCGTTTCTGTTAATGACGGCTTTGTTATGAATGCCTGGGCAAAAGAACTGGGTATTCTTAATGTTCAACTCCTTGCCGATGGTAACTGTGAGTGGACCGATGCTGTTGGTATGGCAGTTGATAAACTAAACCTTGGTTTCGGTCGTCGTTCCTGGCGTTATGCTGTTGTCATCAATGACAATGAATTTGAAAAGTGGTTCGTTGAACCTGGAAAGCAAACCGATTGTCCTACAGATCCATACGAGGCATCTACTCCTGAAGCAGTTCTTGAGTATTTGTCACAATAAGTATTAATACTGATTTAAATAACTCAACCTGCCCTATATATTGGGCAGGTTTTTTCATATGCGATGCCGAGAAACATGCTTACTAAAATTGTTATGAAACATCGTGTCCTCAAATTGAAGGACATGTTGTTTAAAGAATGTAAATCAGAATCCGAAAAAAATCTGGCGCATGACTATTTGAACAGAGTGCTCGATATAATAGAAGAGTATCGTGAGTAACAGACAATCATTAAGAAAATCTGTAACATATAGATACACTATTCTATAGTTCTTTGACCTAATGCATCCATTCACTTCTTATTATGTCACTTTACTGATCATTGCTGGGTTTATTGCGTTTTATGGGTGGGAATCTACAACTAGAGTCATTACCTATGTTGAACTTTTGTTAAAATATCAGGTGGTCAAATGTCAGATGTTCCTGATGAAACGAAAGTTGGAGAGAGAACTAGGTATACCCCCAAGAAACTGGAGCAAAGAAGATGTCTTCTGACAAAGAGCTGTCCGATCTCTCAGTAGAGAGAAAGGAATGCCCTAAGTGTGGTGCGTTATGGATCAACGGACAGCACTATTGGTCTGGCACAGGCAAGAAAGGAAACGAACTTGACCTTGCTGGACTTGTTTGTAATAAGTTGGGTGATGACACTTGTATCAATCCATGCGTAGGTATGGATGGTGGGGTAACATGGGCACAACGTCTAGAGGAACTGGAAAATGACCACCCCAGTAACTAAAGAAGAAGTTCAGGAGATGATCGATGCAGCAATACGACGACACAACCGTAATGCTTCTATCATTAGCATGTGCGTTGGTTGGGTGGTTCTTGCTTTATTTGCTGAGGGACTTCTAAGACTTATCGGTGTTATTCCTCCTGTCCTACCATGGCTAAACATTACCCTGAACTGATTGGTATCGTTTTATTGCTGGTCTTTGCTGGCACCATGTTCTATCAAGGAACAATGATTATGAAAGGTCATCGTGGTTATCGGCATTGTGAACGTGACAAACAAAAATCAGAAGAAACAAGACGTAGGATCGAAGAACTGTTAAAGGACAAATGAACGACGAAGAGATTATCTTTACCGATAGAGATGAGGAACTTTTGCGTCAGGCAATGCGTTTTTTGAAACACAGAGAACTACTAAAGGAACCATTCGACGGATACTGGGAGGACGAAGATGACATTTAAGTTACTTCTTTGCTTTGCTCCACTTGCTATCATCTACATAGTAATGAAACTATCGGTATGGTT